TTGCCCCCTGATGTTGTGGATTGGTCTAAAAAATTAGATGTAAAAAAGAAGGGATTTAGCCCTGATGATTTTGTCTAAATTGTTGTATCTACTAAACCTATTTGAACTTGTGTTCTAGTAACTTCTAAATCATAATAATCAATATTGTTTTCACCAACTCTAATTATTGTTCTACCACTAGGATAATGAGATTCTATTTGTTTTACTATAACACCCGTTTCATCTAAATTTCTATTAACAGTATCTATATCTAATGCTACTGAATTACCATTATTTCTTTTTATTCTTATAGTATGGTTATATCTTACATTAGGACATGGTAAAGGCGACATAACATCATATTTTCTAGGTGGTGTATCACGAGCTATATCACCTCTTATATCTAATAATAATTTATGACCGTATTCTGCTAAACCTTCATTATCATCCATCTGCATTATATTTTTTCTTACAGTTCTTCGCATACCGCTCGTAGGTGTAAAATCTTTATGGGCGTGTGTATTAGATCTTCCTTCTAATACAATTTCATTAGCTAATTTAGCATCATTATCTTCTGAGTTTGTTATTTTAAATGCGGTTACGGGATCATTTTGATCAAAAACATAATCAGTTGCATGACCAGTAGCCTGTTCTATAATTAAATTTTGTCTAGGCGTTAAATACATTATTGTATCACTAAGAGTTAATAATATATTTACAAATTGTAAAAATGATCCTGTTTCGTATATATTTCCTAAAGCATTTGTAGGATAATCTTGTTGAACATGAGCAAATGAATCTTTTGCTCTTACATTAAACTGGTTAATTGTTCCTAAGTTTTTATTTACTTCATCTACTGCATCTTGTAAAATAGTTTTAAATGTTCCTGTAAGTGGAATAGCAGTAGGTGAACTAGTATCTTCACCTAATGTTCTTTTTGTAAGTTTATATGAATTACTTTGACATACAACAGATTTAAATGTTTGATTACTAGTAACTTTTCTAACTCTACCCCTAAATTTCATAATTTGAGCTTGTGGTTTAGAAATTCTCATTTTTTCAGCATCATTATAATCTAAATCAGATCCACAATATACTTTGATTAAATGAATTTGTCCTTTATATGCAGATGAATTACTAACAAATGAATCCCCAAATGTCATTGTATCAGAAGTTGGTTGTAAACTTTGAGTTAAAGTAGTGCTAAAATCTTCAACACCGTTTACATATATTTTTAACAAATTATCTGAACCACGCTTTACTCTTATATATACGGGATCTCCTGTCATAATTATTTCATTAGATCCTGTACGAATAACAGTTCCGTTTGTACTATCTTTAGTTCTAACCATAGCACGCCATGAATTATTATTTCCATTTGTTCCCGTTATTCCTATATCTAATCCTGCATTACTGTCACGAAATCCCCATAAAATAGGCTCATCACCATCATCATTAAACTGTGTTGTGTTAGGTGTAAACCATATATTAATATCAAATTGTTTTGAAATATTAACTTTTGTAACTTTAGAACTAGGTATTTCAACACCTTGTCCTGTTGCAAAAACACCTGAATTTGTTCTATTAGTATTAAAATCAAGTGCGTAATGTCCTTTGTATCTACCGCTTGTAACTTTAACAAACCTTGATTCTGCGGGATCTGTTGGATCTTGATCATATCCTGATTCATCAAGACAACTTAATTGCATAGGATAAACTGCTTTTAAATATGTTGTATCAACTATATCTTGAATATATGATATTTCATATCCTTCCCTTACTTTATTACCGAACCCAAAAAGAAGTGTTAAATTATCAGGTTTTTTATTTCCTTCATGTTTTAAAGTTGCTTTTCTAGGAAAATAATAATGATAAGGCGTTTGAATACTTGCTTCATTTTCTTTAACTATACATTTTGCTAAAGCCAATATTAACTCACCACAATAACTTTTTGTCTTGTTTTTGAACCTTCACCAACTGCTGAATACGCTGTCATATAACAGGTGTATGTACCCGCTGTTAAACTTGATATTGTGTGATTAGTTGGGCTTGTTCCTGTTCTTTTATACATAGTATAAGATCCATTACCTAATTTATAAAATAATTTAAATCCCTCAATACTGCTAGATCCATCTTCTAGGGGATTTGTCCAATCAAATTTAATTTGACCGCTAGAAGGTGATGTAACAGCGAAATTTTCAGGAACAGAAGGACTATCTACTTCATACATAGTTGCAACATTTCCTTCTAAAAATTTACAACTTGCATTTAATGTTACTGTTTCTGTTTGACTTGTTTCAAATTTAAAATGATTAAATGTTCCATACCATACTAAATTTTGATCTGAAGAAACAACATTTTCAAAATTAAAAGTACCCCCCGCTTCTTCATAATCAAGTATAAGACAAAAAGCATCATCAATACTAACAGGTCGTAATTGTTCTTTGAAAAAATTTACTTGTTCTCTTATTGTTTTAGTGTTACCTGTAAAAACAGGTGTTCCAACATCAGTATCAGCTGAATTATTTACAATTAATCTATTAATTGATTCTTCTTTTATTTTCCATCCTAAACCTAGTTGTGAACTATTACCCTCAATTTTTAAAAGAACATTTTCATCTGAATCTTCTTCAGGTAATGGTGCAGGTGTAACTGGTGTATTAATATCATAACTAAATCTTGTAAAATTAGTTAATTCCCAAATAAATAATGGTTGATGAATATCATCTTGAACATCTGTTAATATTGGTTTAAATTTAACTAAAAGTAGTCGAGCCAACTATTATTCCCCCTGTCCTTGCATGAAATTTTCTGCATTTTTTTGAATACTTTCAAACCAAGTTGATCCAGTTTCCCATACATAATCCGCTGATTCTTGAGCTGAAGCCATAGCATCACCAAAGAAGTTATTTGTTGTACTATTATCATCACCACCGCCACCACCAATTCCTAGTGCATTAGCAATAGCAGCTGGAATATCTGTAATTAATTTTTTTAATGATTCAATAAATTCATCAACCCATGTTGATACATCAGTAGTAAAATCTGTCCAAATATCTGTTAAATCAGGAAATTCTATTCCTGCTATCCATTTACCTACTTCACTAACTATATATTGTCCTGCATCAAAAGCTTCTAACCAACCAGTAATGTTAGATTTAAAATTATCAAAAGCTGTTGCAGTATCGATTGCATCAATAGATGTACCAATACCGCTGAAAAATGTTGATACTTTTAAGAAATTTGCTTCTGAATCTGTAATCCAATTTTGTATTTTTTCAGTATAATTTCCTTCACCTTCAGTTCCTTGACCTGAAGCCATAGTTGCAAGATCATCAAAGAAATCAATAATAACACCCCAACCTGAAATATTTGCTTTTAAATTTGAAAGTGGATCACCTGAATCCTGTCTTTCCTTTTGAAACTCCGATACAGATAACCAATTATTAAGAAAACTACTTCCTAATATCCATCCTAATTTTTGCCATATTGGTCTAAACTGTCTATAAAATGGTAATGCAACAGATCTTAAGAAATAAACAACTAATGGTCTAAGGAAAAATCCAAAGAAATCACCGATTGGTCTTAAAATAAGCATTATACTGAAATTTAATAATTTTAACATTTGTGATAACATAGGGGAAGCATCAACTGTCATTGAAACTAATTTTTGAACTAATGCAACAACGCTAGTAACTCCTAATGCTATTGCTCCTAATTTTGCTATATTTTTACCTATATCACTTCCACTACCTTGTTTAGCGGGGTTAGCACCACCCAAACCTGTACCATTCATAGCACCCATTAGTCGTTTCTCTAACTCTCTAATTTTACTCTCATCTATTGCTATTTTTAATGTATATGTGTTATTACTGCTCATATTTTGACTCCATTGAATATTTCTTTAATCATCTTCATACTTATAAACATTGTATCAAGTACATACTTGGCAGGAAGCCCATCTACCTGATTTTTATCCCACCCAAACGCTAATGCACAATAGGCATAAACTTGACCTTCTATACTTTTGGAATCTCTAAGTTGTTCATCCCTAGGTTGTTGAAGTAACTCTCTAAAGGGATAACTTTCAAGATCTCCCCCAAGATCACACTAACTTCACTCATAGGTAATTCCCTCATTTTCACAACGTTAGTAGCTGGAAATGGTAGTCCATCAACAATAGTTTTTTGTAATAATATATCACAAAAATTATTGAATATGAAATCTTTTTGACCGTTATCTAATACTCTTACTGATTGAGATAATAATTCTTGAGTTTCACCCCAAGTTAAATCTGTTTTAATTTTAATAGTTACATCTTAACCATTTATTTTGGCTTGAAATTCATGTGTACTTAAATCTGTTGACATTGATTATATAATAAATAATGTATATATAAGTGTTTGGTTATGGTACTGTGGCACTAGCGTTCTTTGCTGATATATCTGCCCTTCTACATTGGAAATCTACATTTTGTAAAACTAATTCACCCGGAGCAATACCTGTTGTATTATGAGTATGGAAACTACAACCTGAAAAAGTAAATGTAATACTTCTTTCACTATTTCCTGATAATCCGTTTGAAATTGTTAGAACTAAATTATTTGATGCTTCTTCTCTACTATAAATTTCAGATAAAAATGTTGAATCTTTTACTGTTAATCCTATTTTACCTGTAATTTCTAAAATTTTACGCCAAGCATCTTTAGCATTTGCTTCACCCATTTCAAATAATAATTCTGCATTTGTGTTAAGGTTTAAGTCAAATGTTTGAACTGTGGCTAAAGTTGCACCTGTTATTGGGCTTGTAATAACACCATGAACAAATGTATATGGTATTGCATTAGCTATATCTGCACCTGTTGGAGTTGCAAATGTGTTAGATGAAGTTTCTGCACCCCAAATAATTTCTTGTGTAACTTTAATGGTATCATTTAATGCCATTCTTAATGACATAGTGCTACAAACACAACCTACTGGTTTTCTTACAAAATCATCAGTAGAAACTTTGAATCCAAGCCTTAATGCCATAGATTTTAAATCTCTAATTGTTGAATTATCAGTAGGATTTGATCGCCATCTATGTGTATATAATGGTGAACTACCTGATGAAGAAGCTACTCCAAAAATAGATTGTAAAAACCATGGATTAGATAATACATATTCTAATGAAGCCTTACCTTCATTTCTACCATAAGCATAAGATTCAATTTCAGGACTATATAATTGACCAAGTGGGATTTGATTGTTTTTAAACTCTAATCCACTTACTTTAACTTCTTTACCGAATTGAATTGGTGGATTTGTAACTCCCCCGCCAAAATTAGTTTCATAGCCATATTCTGCATATACGCTAGAAGCAGATTTGGCAAAAGTACCTGTTGCGGACATAACAAAAATTATCCTTCTTTCTATTTAAGTATTACTAGAATTATGGGTTGAGTCTTATGGCATCTACGTCTATATTA